CTCCAGTGGTGTCCTTACTGTAACCAGTAACACTAACTCTTCTAATACCGGTACTGGTTCAATTGTGTCATCCGGTGGTTTAGGATTGGCTGGAAACATTTTTGCAGGAGGCTCTATTAATGGAGGCTCTATTAATGGTACTAGTTTAGGAATTAGTGGTTCATCAGCTTCTTCTATTGCTACCTCTGCGACTGGTGCTAGTAGTATCAGTTTATCAACTACTACAAGCACAGATAACGATTCAATTAACATAGCATCTACAGCAGGTGGTATTACACTTGCACCTGTTAATACTAACTCTGTTAGAATAACTAGCACGCTTGATTCAACCTATGCTACTTCTACTGGAGCTTTGATTGTTAGCGGTGGTGCTAGCTATGCCAAAAAAGTTTTTGTTGGTGATACTACTGCTTCATCATCTACAGCGACTGGTGCATTAGTTGTTAGCGGTGGTTTAGGTGTTGGTGGAGCTGTCAATGCTGGTGGAATTATCCAAACTACATCATCGACTGCTTCTTCAAGCACTTCTACTGGTTCATTGATTGCGGCTGGTGGTGCTGGTATTGCTGGAAATGTATATTTTGGTGGAGATGTTATTGGTAATGCTGGAACAACCTCGATGACTTCAAATTTTGTTTATATCCCCGGTGCAGCAGGTGTTCCTTCTGGAACTCCAGCCAGAGCAGCAGCAGGTCTAATCCCAATGTATGTTGATACTACTAATAACAGATTTTATGTCTATTATGGAAGTAGTTGGAGATATACTGCTTTAACATAAAAATATTATTACTTTTAGATTTATAAGTATTGGTGGCATATCTAAAAAAACTGGTTTCTACCAGAAACTTATTTCTACCGAAAATCAATTTTTTTCAATCTAAAAAAATTGATATATATTTTATTAGAATATGTGGTCTAATAAAATGAGTACAATTAATATTGATCAAACATACCAACTTAATAAACAAATTGTTGAGTTACAATCAACGCTTCAATTACTGCAAAATCAAAACAAAGAATTGGAGCAAAAAAACATTGATTTGGAAAATGAGCTCAAACAATTGTCCAATTTGAACAATGACAAGTTTAATTTCACAGATAATGGAGATTCCATTACTGAATTTAATGCTCTTAGCTTATCCAGACTTCAAATGGCTGCAACGAATATCTATCGAGAATATAAAAAAGTTCTTGGTAAGTTGAATTATTACCAAGAAGAAAACGAAAAAAATCAAGAGAATGTCGTTGTATCTACTTTGGAAGAATCACAAGAGATAGAAGATCTCAAAAAACAATTAAAAACCAAAGATAACATCATCAACGAATTGAAATCTAGAATAAGCCGTGCTGATGAGGAAGAAGTTCTCGAAAGTTATTGTGAAATTATTGTTGAAGATTGAGAAAAATTATAAAAAATTGAATAAATATATAACTGATTACTCAAGCAAAAAATGGATAGTCAACCCAATATTTTTAATAACGATAAATTTTTTACCTACTTGGAGCAAAAATCATTGGAACATTATCAAAATATTTTTGATAAATTCAAAGCAAAAAACAGTGTTGAATTGGAATATTTTGTAAATAATGTTTTCGATAAACATCAAAAAATAGATAATCTTGTTATTGAATTTCTTAGTGAAAGTTTTCAAGAAAGGGATAGAAGTAAATTGATATCGATGTTGATTGGAAAAATTATTTTTAGAAGTAAGGATTGGGATGTTTCTCGTTTTTGTCATTTTCTATTTTCCACAAAACAGTATGGTTTTAACTTCCTAGTCGAGTGTATATCCAATCTTAGTAATTATTTGGAAATGTCGATTGATGAAACTGAAAATTTCCTATGTGGGAAAGATAATGTTCTAATTAAATCTCTAGAAGCCTTGGAAAATGGAAAAGAATTACCGATTGGAATGAAGAAATTGTCCAACATATTTTATTGTGCATCTTTATTATTCCCATTTGTTTACTACCAATGTGAACAGTTGAGTATTCGATTTTTTAAGCAAAAAGGAGATACAAAGAGAGTAATGCCAAATGATTGTCAAATACTTGGAATTACTGTAAATCAAGTATTCCAATTGGCTGATTCATTCAATAATTCATCTCAAGATTTACAAAGAGACTTAGAAAGATTGAGGGAAAAAATGGAAAAGAGAGAAACAATGTTTTTATCTCTAAAAGAACATCACGATAAAATAGTCGAGAAGAACAAGGAGTTCATAGAAGCCAAGAAAAAATATGAACAGGATGTTATAGACTTTTTTAAAGAAAAAATCAGCCAAAAAAATAGTGAAATTGAAAATCTTATGCAAGATTATCAAAGAGCACTCGCAACAATAGAACATCTAAAAATAATGCTAGAAAATAGCTAAATTATAATTGAAATATTAGTATAGAATTAAAGTTGCTCGATAAGGTTCTTTGCAGTTTCATCTCCTTTCTCAGCAGGAGTACTCAACCATTTTAAAGCCTCATCTTTATCAACTGGGACTCCAATTCCATCCTTGAAGATTATTCCCAATCTCAAACAAACATCTTTATTTCCAGTACCAACGGCGAGTTTCAAATGATGAATCGCTTTTTCCATGTCCTTCTCGACACATATTCCTTCTTCATAGAATGTAGCAATTCTGGCATTCGCATAATGTCCTTTGTTTTGTACAGCTAGATTGTAATATTTTAAAGCAATCTCTTTATTGACTTCTCCAATTTTACCAGAGAAATACATATCTCCAATCCTCATGTAAGCATATCCATAATTATTTATGGCTGCCACTTTGTACAGTTTCAATGCTTCTTGAAAGTTTTGTGGAACGTATGTTCCTTTTTCATAAAATCGTCCAATCTTGCAAATCGAATAATTGTATCCATTGTCCGCAGACTTTTTCAACCATTCGTAAGCCAATTTAAGATCTTTTTCAACACCTTGTCCTCTCTTGTAAAAGAGTCCAATTATGCACTCAGCAAGAGGATTTTCCTTTTCGAATGCTGCTTTGAGTAAATAGAACATAGCTTTTCCATAATCTTTTGGAGTACCTCTACCATCGCGATAAAAAAATGCGATTTTGGTATAGGCATCGTAAAAATTTCTTTGGGCAGCCATTAACATCCACTTAAATGCTTCATCATAATCAACGCTTGTTCCCAACCCATTTTCATAATATAAGGCAACTTTAAATATAGAATATTTATTTCCTCTAGAAGCGGACTCTTTGAACCATCTCAAGGCATCAACGTGTTGTTTTTTTCTCTCATAATATTTCGCGAGATCAATGAAGGCTTGTGTTTCTTGTTTACCCACTTGAATAAGATGCCATCCAAGATTATCTTGGTCTAGGCAATTCTCAATCGGGCAAAAGTTTTTTATATCTTTTGTTCGCAAAAAATTACAAAAGCAATCCTTTTCAATTGGATTCATTTGTGTTATATCGTATGTATCGTTATCCATTATTGGTTATTCATTAATGATTTTACAATTTATTATATCAATTTTTTCTTGATTTTTAATCGAGAAAAAATTGAGTATCTTACTAATTGACCTCTGGGTCAATTAAGTGATGTCAATTTTTTCTTGATTAAAAATCGAGAAAAAACAGACTGACTTCTCTTCAATTTTTTATTTTTTATAATTATTCAATTCTCACATTTCATTGAGTTGACTCAAAACGTTTGAGACGATCTCAAATTGTTTTTCCAATTTCACTTTCTCAACCAACATTTCCCTTGGAAGTTTGATAAGAGGAATATGTTTTTCAAACAATTTCGATAACATCAATTCATAAGAATCCGTGGATTTCTTGAGAATCGTGATGTAAAGTTCCTTGAAAGAAGTATCAATAAGTACTTTCCTTGTAACCTTAATGTATGCATTCACTCTATAAATGATTTCAAGATATGCTCCACAATCATTATCAAATCGAACATTCTCTGTCATATCAGCATAAGCTTGATTCAAATAATGATCGTTGAGTGTGAACACAAGTGGAGGCTTGTTGTAAAGAACCAAATGATCGATTGCCTTAATGGCGTCATCGTCAGTGTATTCCTTGAAGAATTCCTGTTTCAATTTTCTAACAAATTCAACAGCAAGAGGTGAAGGTTCAAAATTGAAGCATTCTTCCAAATCTTTCTTGACATCATTGAAGATCTTGTCTTTGGTATTGATGAGGACTGGTTTGTACATATCGGCAAACTCACAAGCAAATCTTTCAATAAACATTTGCTTGTTCATATGCCCAACATTAATCATTCCTCGATTATCAGACATATCCTTGATTTTTTGGATGTATTCCTTCACTTTTCCAAGGTCAACGTATTGATACTTGGGTGATTTTCCATAAACATCTTGAATACAAGTCATTCCAATCGCTTCCTGATTGAATACTTCCAAATCAAGTAATTCGTCTTTCAAGTCTTCCGCGTTAAGTCGAAATTTATTTTCATAGCTTTCAACTTTTCCTTGAAAACGATTTCTCAACGTGTTGAGGGTTTCCACAAGAGCTTTTTGAGGAGCTTGTTCATCATAAGCTCCCAATTTTTCGATCAATTCCATTTTCATTTCTTCGATAAAATCTCTCAAAAGTGGAATTTGATTTTCCAAGTGTTGCTCCATTTTTTTCTCAATGAACTCATTCAAATTCTTAGTTCCAAGCTTAATCTTGTCACGTGAAGTGATCGAATTAAATTTGGATAACTCAATGATTTCATTTTCATTGTTCATTTCTTCAAGAGACTTCGAAGCAATAACTGCAAAAACGTGCTCAATATCCTTTGATAATGTCTCATTCATTCTTTGGGTGTAATTTGCAATTCCTTGCTCTTCTAATGAATCACAGTGGGTCAAAACAAGTACTTTGTCATTCTTGTGCTTACGAATAAAATCGTTACCAAGAAGACTATCAAAGTCCTGGTCAGCTCTCACAATGTGAAGAACCAATGTTCCATCCATATCAAGATACTTCTTGACCATTTCATTGACAATTTTAGTATTTTCATCACTGGAATTGGTAAATCCAGGAAGATCTACCAATGTGATATTTGGTTTGTCCATATCTTGGTAGAGAACATCAATAATAAAGTCTTTTCCAAATTCTCCTTTATCCTTGAATCTTTGTTGAGCCTGTTGAATGGCGCGCGAAATGTTCTCAGGATTGGAAGAATTCTCGAAAGTTTGCTTTGAACCATCTGGATGAATTAAATCAACACAAGCCAACTTAGCCCCCATACGTAATTTGATTACAACGGGAACACGGGTGCAAACACCCGATGAAGTTGGGAGGTGAATACCAGTTATTCTACGAAGAACTGAGCTTTTACCAGATGATTGGGGTCCTACAACAATAAATTGCGGGATATTGGAGAAAATATCTTCGAATGACTTTTCTTTTTTCATTGGCAATAATTTATTGCGAATGTCATCAATGCGATTCAATTTCTCCATAAATGAGAGAGTACTCTCTCTACGTCTAGATTGACGGTAAAGTAAGGATGTTCCTTGATAAATCAAGTTTCCACCTTGTGAAATAATATTTCCAATTACTTCCATTTTTTTTGGGGGATAGATTAGTGAATTTTTATTCAATTTTTTTCATTATGTAATAATGAAAAAAATATTTAAACAGCGATTTTATGAGCTGGTTTCAATTTTTTTATGATTATAAAAAAATATTTAATCTATGAATTTATGAATAGATTTTATCATTTTCATACTTTCATAATAACAGCGATCAATTTCACAAGCCCCAAAGCAATAAATGGTAGAATTATTACACCAATTGGAACAAATATCACTATTAGTATAATGTCTTTTGTTGAAAGACGTTTCTTGGTTTTTTTTTTATTTGCAAATAATTCGTACATATATTTTATAAAGATAAAAAATGAATTAAAAGTAAATAAAGTGATATAATAAATAAATGAAATTAGAGCATAAATTTAATGGTAGAGTAAAGGGGGAACTATACTACACTTATATGAGAGAGAGAATAACTACTACATTCAACGTAATGTGTATTCATAAAGTACTTTTAATTATGAATAATGGTGATCTTTATTGGAAAGCAGAGTATCTAGAAGATGAAGACGCATATGCGATCACCAACAATTGGTGTAAAAATGGTGAGTGTTGGAGTTTTAGAGATAAAACCCAATATGCCCAAAGATTCAAGATTTTAGAATTAAATGAAGAAGATGTGTTAGCACAAAAAATAGAAAATATGTCTGATTAAATTATAATTAAATTATAGTTGCTAATTTATTCTTGGCAGCAGTGCTACCATGATAAGCCGCATAAGTGTACCATTCTTTTGCAACTTCGATATTTCTTTCAACATTTTCACCTTTTTCGTAAATTTCTCCTATGTGATAACAGGCATGATGACTATTATCATTCATTCTAAAAATTGAGTGTGTGCTTAAATCTTTTACAGATTCAATATATAACTTCATTGCGGCATTAAAATCTTTTTCAAAATAAATTCCATTCTCATACCAAGTTCCAATGTGATAGGTTGCCATACGGCATTCCAATTCCTTCGCTTCTTGGTATTTTTGAAGAGCAACTTCAAGATTGATTGGGACTCCTAATCCATATTCGTGCAAATTTCCCAATTTGTATTTAGCCCATCCATAATTGTTTGCTTCAGCAACAGTGTACATTCTCTTAGCTTCTTCATAATTCTTCTTCAATCCAGCTAATCCCAATTCATAAAAATTAGCTATAGCACAAATTGCATATGAATTATTTTTCATAGCAGCTTTCTTATACCACTTGAGAGCTATTTCATTATTTTGAGGGACTCCAATTCCTTGTTCAAAGTAGCAGCCAAGACGACATTGAGCAGAAACCAATCCATTTTGGGCAGCTTTAAGAATATACTCATAAGCTTTATTATCATCAGGGATGAGTGTGAAATTATCGTTAGATAATCCTTTTTGATAAATTGATCCCATTCTATAGAAAGCGTAAGAATCATTATTTTCTGCAGCAATGTTAAACCAGTGAAAAGATCTTTCGTAATTTCTTACTTCAAAATAAATTTTTCCAAGATTAACATAATATTTCTTTTTATTTAATGCTGCATTAAATAGGTAATATGCATACTTTTCCAATTGGGAACAATTTTTGATATCAAAAAGCTCAATATTGAGATTGTTCAAAAAATATTGGAAAACAAGTTTCTCATCTTTGTTGAAATGAGTAAAGTTAAAGTTTAAAGATTCAGTCATTTTGGTTAAACTTAAATGAGTTTATTTATGAATCAATTTTTTACTACCTAATTTACGTTATAACTTGTAAAATAAATTATAATAAATATTATGATTTACTTGTTGAAAAATAGATCTAAAGTAAAAACCAATATTAAGCATCCAAGACCTTTGTTTTGTGAGGGTTTATGTTCGATTCTAGACCAACCTTTTTACTGGAATCAACAAACAGGATTTATTGTTAGAAATGTGAATAATTTTCAACCTGCTTGGAAAAATTTGGTTGATAAAGAGAAACTAAAAATTGCTTGATTTTTCGAAATATTCTTTGAATAATTCATGCCTTTCTTGTCGTTGTTGTCTTTGTTTTGCTACCCATCTCTTAGCCAATTTAATTCTTATAAGTTCTATTAAATCGTTAAAACAATTCATTTTTCTTATACTATTGAGTAATTTCTAAGTTGAAAATTCACAACTTAAAAATTTTTCTACTATAATAAAAAATTGAAAACGCACTAGCTAATATATTTTACAATAAAAATGTCCCTTAAAATAAAAACACCATATGGTACCAAAATAACTATTCAAGAAACCATTGGTGAGGGAGGATTTGGAACAGTGTACTCTGTTTTAACTGATAAGGGAGAAAAATTTGCAATGAAAGCAGTATTACCGGAGCAAGGAGAAATAGGATTAAATTTATGTAAGAATGAGAGTAGAAATTTAAAGAAATGTCGTGATCTTCCATTTGTTATGGATTACATAGAAACATTTGCAGTAGATAACAAATTTTTTATTATTAGTCCAAAATACAAAAGAATCCCAAGAAATGCATCTCCAGATCAAATTGCAATTTGGTTTTACCAGCTTTTATATGGAGTAAATGAAATTCACAAAAAAGGAATAATTCACGGTGACATTAAAGTTGGGAATATAATGCTTGACGAAAATGATAACATCAAAATAATTGATTTTGGTATATCTGTTAAAATTGGATCACATGAGCGAGATATTTGTCCACATATTTTAAAATCGAAGAAAAGATTAAGAGATACAATTGAAGCATACGACAAAGCAATTAAAAGAGCAAAAGAAAGCAACCGATTTAGGATTGAAAAATTCCCAGAAGCTAGTCCATATGACGACTTAGTATGTGCAGGATATACGATTCTCGCATTTTTTAATTGCGGCAAAATATTCAATACAAGAGTGGATGATCATTTCATACCATTGCAGTCAATAAAAGAATTATTCAAAGAAATGAATGAAATTTCATTAAGAGACAAAATTAAAGAAATATTATGTTTGGCTTGTAAAGATTTACATTTATTTTCATTCTTTTTTGAATTTTTGACAGATATATTATGTTTCGATAGAGAAGAAGATGAAGAACCGACAATTCCAGATATTTTGAGAAGAATGGAAAAAAATTATCCAAAAATTATTTTCAAGAAAAAATAATATCTAATTATATTATAAAATGGATTTTGATAATCAAACTCAACCCCAAACTCAACCCCAAACTCAATCCCAGACTCAGCCCCTTGGGCAAAGTTTTCTCGGTGGATTAATCCAAACCGTTGGAGACGATCTTATAAATTATGGTTCACAATATGCTAGAACAGAGCTTGATACTTGGGCTCAAAAATTATAGTACATTCACAATCACTACTTCATTACTTTCTTCAATTTCCTGTATAATTTGCTTTAATTCATTATTTTCAATAATTAGAGCACGATTTTTTTCTTGTAGTTCTCTTATATATTGCTTCATTTCTAGTATAAAATCTATTGTTTTATTTTGAGTTTCTATGAAATTATTCACGTAGATGTACTCATTCTCATATTTTTCTAATATTGTATCCAATTCTTGGACTAATAAATTTGTACTCATTTTTTGTTGTACAACTTATTAATTTATAAATTCAATTTTTCACTCGAGAATGTATGGATTGTAAAACTCGTGCTTATCAATTTTTGCTAGAATTCTTTTTAGTAAAAATAATAAATCTACATAATTCGAATTAGAAGTTTTGAAAAATTCTTGTTTTTCCATTTTTGTTTTTATCCTTTCAAGCAAAAACAATTGATCCATTAGATTGGGTTGAATATTCTTGATCACAATCGAATCATCATTGTACTCCTTAATTTTTTGGACTTTGATCTCGACATGTTGCATAACATATTTCAATTTCTTAATTTCATCAAATACTGGTTCCATTTTTTTTGTAATGAAGTTCTCATCCATAAGATTTTCCAGTTTTCTAAGTTTGTTTTCAACTCTTATGGAATATTGTTCATTTTTAGTAATAAGATTTCTAAAATGAGATAAGATATTTTGACAAAAAGAATTTTCATATTCTAGATTACTTGTGAATTTATTTTCAATCTCACCTATCTTAAGAGATATTCTTTGTAATGAATTTTCTAAGGCTGTAAATCGATGATGTAAATCGACGTCATTTTTGCTTGGAGTTCTCGGTATTTTGGTTTTATCTGTCTTATTTAAAAGTCCCCAAACTTGTGGCTCTTCTTCTTCATGGATTCCTTTTCTTCTAGATTTACTATTTTCATAAGTCTTTTCTTTGAATTCTAAAATCTTCTCTTGATGTTCAAATTCTCTTTTTTTTAAGTCATAAAATCCTTCAATATTTCTTTGCACCTTATCCATTTTTGATGACATTAATTCAAAATCACTCAATACTCTATCACCTAGATCAACATTCGCTTTTTCCAATTTATCTGAGAAATCACTCTTAATATGGTTAAATCCTTCTCGCATCTTATCCACAATAAATTTCTTCAATTTATTCTCATTGCTATTCTTAGTAATAAGATCATTTAACATTTCAATAGATTTCTTTTGAGAAACAAGCTCATCAATGATAGTACATTTTAGAAAATTATTTTCATCCAATGTTTTCATCATTTGACATTTCATTTCTCTATTTTCATTCTGTAAAGCGATCATCATTTCAAACATCTTATCCATTTTGTCATTGATAACATTGTTATCTACAAACTTTTCAACATTCTTAACAACAATCGGTTTTTTAATTCGAACATTGCTTTCCAAAGATATTTTGAAATTGATTGGATGATGTACCCAAAAATCACAATATTCATCCATATCAGTAATAATGTAATTACTAATGAGATTGATAAATTCATCAATATTACCATTAGTGTGTTTCATTATTTCTTCATCAAATCGATTGATTTGAGCTTGAAATATTTCGTTTGCCTTAGCAAATCGTATTATTAGGTCGTCACCCGTATTTGTAAATGTTATTGACATTTTTCCTGTTATAATTTTTGATCTTATTTATTTCAATTTTTTGAAGAATATCGATAAATAAAATTGTTTATTCCCTCTATAAGAGGATCATATTTCGCTTCCATTCTTACTAAGATTGGGAAAATCTTTGAATAATTCTCGAAATTGGGTAATGATTCAAATCTAACAGATAAACTTTCCAATTCATGTTCCAATAAATTTTGTTTTGAAAATATTTGTGATAGAACATAGGATACATTTCTATAAGATTTGTTCAATTCAAACATATCAATGATTGCAAACTCTTCTTCCAATCTTTTAATTTTAGGTAATATAACATCTAATTTCGAAAAATTTTCATAATGAGTAAAATCATTAAATTTTGATTCCAATTCCAATATCTTTTCATAAATATTCGAGGAAATTTGCGATTCTCCTCTTTGATCTGTTATCCTTTTCTCTGTTTTGAGAATGAATTCTTTTGTTGCAAGGGTATCCAGCTTCGATTCTACGATTTCTCTTGTATTCGATTGGGCTTCTAAGTAATCCAAGATATTTTCTTGAGCCTTTCCCATTTTTTCAATATTACACAAAACAACGTCATTCATATTTTTGCGTAAATCACCTACTTCTTTTCTCAAATTTCCAATTAAGCAACTTTGACGATTTATTATCTCACCAAGTCGCTTATTTTCCTCTTCTGCATTCACCTTAAATTTTTGAAATTCATCCTGCATTTTTTCCAATGATTCTTGGTTTTTCTTTTGATTCTCAACAACAATATTCTTCAATTCTAAAATAGTTTCAACAATAGCTTTGTTTTCTACATTTTCTTGTATTGGATACTCTTTTTCTTGAACTTTTTCTCGATGAGTAGTTAACTTATATTTCAAAACAATTGGATTGCTCACAGTGAAAAGAACATAATCATCCATCAAAGTGATATAGTATTCTTTGATTAAATGAAGAAATTTATCAAAATTATTATCACAATATTTTGTGATAATTTTGTTTGTGTTCAAAATCTCACATTGATAAACTTTCGTTTGTTCAATGTATTTGATAATAACACTTGTTTGTGTTTTTTCGAATGATATAGCCATTTTTATTCAATAAGTTGAAGTAACCAATTAATCAATTTTTTTATAATTAAAATCTCAAAGAAATTATTTATTACTCACTCGTACCATTTTTTGGCTTGTATTTGCTAAAAGATTTGAAGCGGTTCTTGTGTGAGTCACTTTCCATAGTGGTTGATGGATGTGGGTTGGGAGCTGCTCCTGCTGCTCCCGTTGATATCATTTTTAATGCATCCTGCATCATATTCATCATTTGGCTGGGTTCTGGAAGTTGTGGATTTCCTCCATTCCTGCTTTTAAACAGGATTTGGATTGAATCATTCATTTTAATCGATCTAGAATGGAGATTGGCAGTGTGTTTATCTACAATATCCAATTTATTCTCCAATTTTTGCTTATCAGTTTCCAGTCTCTGAACTGTCTTTTCTAAAATATCCACTCTCGCTCTAAGGATTGTGTTTTCTTCTAGAATTTGGTCCAGTCTTGTCATCACAGATGATACATTCTCAATGAATGTTCTTTCATCCCTAACCAACTTGAATTTTATTGTTACTGGCTCATTCACATTAACATAGCAAAAATCACCCATCTCATGGATAGTGTGTTTTCCTAAAATAGAAACAAACTTTTCAATATCCTTATCACAATAATCCTTTACAAAAGGATGGGTGTTCAAGACAATACATTTGAAAGTTTGTCCTTCTGAATCAGTGTATTTTAAAATAGCACGATCTTGTTGTGGTTCTATTAAAGCCATTTTTTTAACTTTGTTTTTATAAAATTTTTAATCAATTTTTTAGTAATCAATCTTTCAATTTATTTTCTAAAATTTTAATTTTTTGTTGCATCAAATGAAACTCATCCCTCATTTTATCAACCTCAATCATCCTTCTCTCCAACTCATCAATTCTAGAAGATAATTCATCAATCTTCGAAGAATTTTTCTCATCTAACCGAATAATCTTTCTTTCCAAAAGATCAATTGGAGGAGATTTTATGGTTTTCTCAAGATTTTTTACTCTATCTCCTAGAATTTCGATTATTTCGTCATAATCAACCGCACTTGAATAAAGTTTCAAAGATTTCTCGACGTGTTTTGGGAAAAATTGCTCAAGAACTGTTCTAAAATAGTTTTGGATCTTTTCCAATTCATCCACTTTACTAATAATATCGTTCAAAGTGCATCCATCTTTTTCTATAAGAGGAGGAGTAATATCAAGGGAATTTTCTTTAAAACATTTCCAATTGATTTTGCTCTTCTTCTTAAATGAATCACCATTTTTTCTTGTTTCTTCAATTTTGTTTGAAGTTTCTCTTGGCTCGGTGACCTTTGGAGTAACAACTTGAGTTGTATTCTGACGTAATTCATAAAAATTGGAAGATAATTCTCCATTTTTGTTGATACGTAGGATGTAATAGTCATTAGTTGGACAAATGATGAAATAATTTTCAATTTGTTCTCGAAAAAAATCGACATCTCCTTGACAATCATTCATCAAAAAATCATCATTTTCTTCTACTAAACAAGTATATGGAGAAATACTTTCTCCATCATTAAAAGTAATAAAATACTTTCCATTATTGATAACAATTGATAATGTCATTTTTCTGGTAAATGTTTTAACTTATTTTTAATCAATTTTTTTTATAATTAAAATTTACTTTTCTAATTGATACGGGTCAAAAGAAAGTTGAAAAATCTTCCACACTTCTCATTGAAATTGCTCATTGAATTCTTGATTTCCTTCAATTCAAGCTTACGAAATTGTAATCTGGAATGAATATGAACTTTCAAGCAATCACAATAAACAATCATGTTGCGAACAGTTTCAGTCTGGGGTTCATTTCGCAATCTCTCAATAAAATTGTAGAGAATCGCAAGATTGGAAGATGTTGGGCTAGACAATGAACTCGTAATGTATTCAAGGATAAATTTATCAATCTTCTTGAATCCATTTTCTGTCATCCATTGTATAGTTGTTTCGTCATCCCATAAAGATGGTCTAATGAAAGCATCGTGTAAATCTTCAAGATAAGCATCAATATTGACATTCCTGTATCGATCTCTGGTGTTAATAAAGTTCTTTTCAACAGTTTTTCTGTATAGTTCTTTGTTTTCTTCAGCACGCTCTTTCCAGTCTAACTCATTGTTCGCTGCTGCTTCAATCTCTTCTTGGGATTGTCTCCGAATAACATCGAGGTATGAGCTTCGAATCGTTGTGTAGAATGGGATAGAATAATTTATGCTTTCGCGATCAAAATATCCAGTTCTCAAAACTGATTCTTCAAATGACTGGATTTTGCGTAATTCGCTAAACCAAACTTGAGTATCTCTTCTAAAAACGTAGTTTTTGTAGAAAGAAGTGTAACAGTCAATAACTTTTTGAATAAGCTTCTTCTTGAACTCAGTATCTCTTAGATTCAAACGATGTATAGTATTCACAAAAGTGATACATTCATCCTTTTTATCAGCATTGATCTGGTTTAATGTTTCATCAACAACTCTTTCATAAAACTTTGAAATATACTTTGAATTTGTGGTAAATTCTTGAAGTTTATCTCTCAAATTGAAAAAACCGGTATGACGGATATAATTTTCCTCGTAGGTTCGACGATCATCAAATTGATTGTTCTTGAGTTTTGCAATTTCTGCATCTTTCTCATCACAATCCATTCGTTTCCAACGAGCACCAATCTGCTCAACCATAATTTCTTCTAAGTCTTCTTCTAGGTTAATTTTGATGTAATCAAGTGTGTTATACTTGATCAAACGATATCTGTAAGCATTCTTGCCACAGTATTTCACAAGTTTAATCCTATCAGGGTCAATGTTGTGTTCAATTCTCTTTTCAGTCAAAACATCTTCGATATATTTATGGTATATCTTGTTAAGTTCTTCATTCAAGATTGTATCACCATCATCATCCATTCGATCGCACTTATTGACCACAATGATCAAATTTGTGTGAGTAACTGTTCTCATCTTGTTTAAAATTAAATCAAGATGTCCTTTCTCTTCATTTGTCATAAAACCTCTTTCAATTGTAATCACCAAAATTACACAATCATAAAGCTCAAAATTCTCACTCGCCCATTTCAAAAAAAGTTCATTTGTACTGTCATTCAGTCCTGGAACATCATCGATACGGTAGGTAAGGTTCTCATTTCTTGGTAAGAAATCAGGTGGGCTCCTACAATTGTGGGTAATTGGCTCTCCATTCCAAGGTTCATTTACAAAACGAGTGTTTGCATTATCATTCTTTTCCTTAATTCCATTGATCCGATCCTCGTCAAAAAGACGAGGTCTGTTCTCATCATCAAAACAGTAGCACTGTACAGCATAAGTTGAAGCGATTACCGCCATTTGGGTAAAATGCTTACCAAAGATGCTGTTGATAAGTGTTGATTTACCGGTCGAGATCGACCCGTAGATTCCAATACGATAGTTGAAGTCCATTTTTTGAGAAAAAGAATCTAACTTATTTTTAATCAATTTTTTTCTGGGGTAAAATTTATAATTTATAGTAAAATATTAGGAATCTTCTCATAGTAAAGACTCTTCAATGTGTCATAGTAATCTTCAATAACTTTGAAGTACACTTTTTGGGGAGTAACGCACAATACAGCGAAATACTGTTCTCTCATTTTAGATTGAATTTGCATCATTTGATCTTTGGTGAATGACTCGTTGACAGTTTTAATTATATTAATAATATTCATAATAACTGGATCTTCGAGTTCTTGGAGGCGAAAATGCAAAAGTTTCATTCTTTCATAAGAATTCCAATGGTTATATTTGGATATGTATTCAACCACATTGAATCCTTTGCGTTGTAGTCTATCAGTATAATCCGCAATCATCACATCCAATTTAGTATCCTTGCCGTGATTGTCTTCAATCTCTTCAAGAACTAAATCTGGACATTTTGATTTACGCATCCTTTGTAGCAACGCATAAATTGAACTTTTTTTCTCCATTTATTTACTGCATTATCATAAAAATTTATTATCAATTTTTTTTGCTACGCAAAAAAAAACGACTAGCTTGTTTTGGAAGGTATCTTCCCAAACGCTATCAATTTTTTTTGAGTAGCAAAAAAAACGACTAGCTTGTTTTGGAAGGTATCTTCCAAAACGCTATCAATTTTTTTTGAGTAGAAAAAAAAAAAGAAAAAAATGATTAAAAATAAAGATATATTAATTAATAATAAAAATGGGTATCTATACAAGCTTAACAATGATTGCTTGTTTTGTCCCAGCAGTTTTCTATGTAAGTAAACGAATAATCAAATGGATTGGACAATACGAAATCAAGAAAATAATTGACGAAAAAAAATTTAATAAGAACAAATATTTGAACAAGTATGATCTTGAAAATCAATATATAAAATTTACAAAAAATAAAGCATTTCAATTGAAGAACATTCCAATTGTAGTCGAAAACGAAAAAATTACTTTTGATATAACCAGCAAGGTAATGCTAATTAGAATTATTGTTGAAGATATTTTACAAATATCTAATGATTTGAAAAATACGCATAGGCAATTTATTTTAGAAAAAAGAAATAATTTATGGGATATATTATACGATGGTCTTCTAATAATAGAAGAACATAATGACAACAAGATTGATTTGTTAAATATATCGATTTTCTGTAGAGAGTCAATCTTCTTAATAGAAGGCTTTTTTGAAAGGATCTATATTAATAAGAATCAATTTATCATAGAACGTTTTTTAAATACAATGAAAAGCACATTATGTTCATCACCAAATACATTTTTACAAAATAGTGAGAAAGTTGATGAAATAAGAGAGAATTTGAAAAATATAAAAAATTCATCAATTGAAACAATTATCATCATTCAGAGATTCTTTCAATTAATCGCATATAATCATTGGAAAATTTATAATGATTGAGGCATCATTGGTAGTACTTTTAATAGTGTCATGTCTTCTTTATTGAATTTATCTACAAATTCATAATTTAATTTATCTAAATATTTTTTATACAAATCAATAAGTTTATTTTTATGTTTAAATTTTTCAATTAAAGTACTTTCAATATCAAAACGAATCTTATCATAAACAAAATTGGGTATTTCAATATCTTTTTTAGCCTTAGATAATAGAGCCATTAATCTAAATCTCACTGGTAAAATTCCTTTATTTATATCTTCTATCATTACCTCCAAAGAAGTCCTCTTCTTATCTGGCATTTTTCCAAAAATACATTTAATTATTATATCTTCCATTGTTCTCCCCCAATAATGGATCACAAAAACATCATCATAAAATTCTCTTATATCAGTTTTTTCCAATTCAACATCGTGACAAATTATTTTTTTTATTCCATTTGATGATTTTACCATTACCTTCCCCATTTTTTTCTTAACGAATCCCATATTTTTACTTGAACACCCATCATTAACAACCATTATCCAATCAAAAAAATATTTATCAAATGGATTTTCAATAATAAATTCTTGGATCGTTTTATATTGTTTTCCCTTGAATTTAAGATGTAAAAATTCATCCACATCAACATTCAAAATATAATCTTCCCTTATTAAATTTTCAAAACCTTCAAATCCATCTCTGTCAATGCTTTTAACTGGTTTTCTATGTACATAATAGAATATATGTTTCGAATATGGTTTTAAAAAATCCTTAATTACTTTTTCCTCGGTTTTATCACAAATAATAAAGTAGAATTTTTTGACACCTATTCTTAGGTAGTAATCAATAAATCCAAAAATGTATGGTATTTCTCCTAAATATATTCTACAAACAATTCCAACTGATGGATTCATATCTATATTTTACAAAATAAACCTATTTATTTTACAAAAAATTACAAAATTTTAGATATAAAATAATTAATAATATCTTTTGGCTTATCACTACTTCTTAGAATATATATAATATCATCAATGGGAACAAAAATGAAAATTGGAATTATTTTATGTTTTTTACCGAATATACTTTGTTGAAATTTCTCATTATAAACAATTCGATATAAATAAAATCTATAATGTTTATCATCAATAATATTCCTTAATAGTTCATATTCCTCCGTTTTTTCAAATTGATCCAATAAATAGTAATAATCCATTTCTTTTGGTATTTGGCTCCATAGATCACGCATATCGACGGTCATAATACTTAATAGTGAAAAGATCTCTTTATCCAATCCAATCTTATATAAATTATTTTCATTCGCTGTCATTTCGTATTTTCTATTCAAAACAAATCCAAAATCGATTAGTTGAACTTTTCTACCAAATGTTGGAACATCCTTACCAAATATTTTTATAAATTTGTCTTTTGTATTAACAAAACCGATATTCCCTAAGTGTAAATCCATGTGAACATATCCCGCTTTATTCATTTGATATGCAGCATATACTGCTTGTGCAATTATAGAATATATTTCATTCAAATTAGGATTAATTGTAGCAATAACATCATCAATTAATGTATATATTTTTCTTGAACAATATCTAGATTGGCTTAATGATTTCACCAAATTTTTTGTTGCATTGGGAACATTTTTATTTTGTTTTTGCTTATGTTCACAATTTTTAATTATATCGTGTTCAATTAATTGGATAAATTGATCTTTATGTTTGCTGGCAAAATTGGAAAAAAAATCGATTTCTCTCCATAAAGGTGACCTTAAATTTTTTTCGACATCTTTTTCAAGTATATGTTCTACTTTAAGTGCATAATTTTTTCCATTTTTTTCTACCAAATAAACAGTACCAAATAATCCCTGACCTAATTCTTTTATAATTTTGTAATCTTTTATCATATAAATTATTGAGAAAAAAAATCGTTTAGATTCCAAAAATTTAATTCATCAATAATGTCCCAATCAGTAATAATTTTTAATTTTGGGAACCTTTCTATAACTTCATTAATGAATTCATAAGAATCTTTTAAAAATAAATATTCCAATGATTCTGGTAAATCAATTATCTTCTTTGTAAAATGTGTTCCTATACATATTTTACCTTCGTTCATTTGAAAACCAAGAAACAATGCCTTCAAATTACTAGGAAGAACTATCATTTCTTTTTTAATATCGATTACTAAATTATCTAAAATAATCGTATCAACTGATATAGGAATATTTTTTATATTGTCTAAGGGATAATCTACCTCAATGCATAATTTTCTAACATTAGGAAGATTACAAAAATCGACTTCATTGGAAACTCTTATTTTTAATCTCTTCAAGGAATGCGGTAAGAAATCCATAAATTTATTTGAATTAGATATAACTAATTCTAAATCTTCCAAATTAGGTAAATTATCCAATGGTAGATCATAAGATCCATTGTGAATAAAATAAAGTCTTTTTAAATTTTTGGGAAGATTATCCAATCCATACTCAAATATTTCCGTATGGCTTATTGCTAATTCTTCTAATGTATTGGGAAGAAACTCGCAAATATCTCGATTGTAATAAGGGTTTTCTATAAATATTGATTTGACATTAGAATTCTTTAAAATCATTTTATTGTTAAAATAATCGGAGTTAATAAAAATTTCTTCCAATGTACTAGTAACATTTTCTATTATACTGTTAAATTGTCCAAGTAGAGATATCTTTCTAATTGATTTGGGTAAAGTCGAAAAATTAAATAAATTATTCTCGTACTCAAATATTACACAAAGCTCTTTTAGATTTGGTGGAAGAAAATGTAAAAAATTCATTTCATTTTCCAATGTTATTGACAATTTTACAAGATTACATAATTTTCGAATATTATTCACTCCCTGATTGGGAAATAATGTGAAATCTAAGTATTTTATTGTTTTTGGCAAATGATTTAAATTTTTGTTACATCGAATCATTAATATTTCTAATTGATTGGGTAATTTTTTAATTTTTTGCGAATAATATCTATTTTCCATAAAAATCTCTCTAACCGTATCATCGAGCACATCAATTGGTTGATCAAATGTTTCACCAAATGCAATTCTTTTTATATTACAATGTATAAGTTTTCTTTTACCATTTCTTGAAATCAAAGGTTGATTAAAGAAATTGGAAAAGTGTATTTGAGTAATAAATTTTGGAATGTTTTTTATACGACCCTTGTAATGAGTACAATAATAAAAATTTGTACATCTTTTTCTAATTAAAAACTTAACAATATCTTTATCATCAATTTTCCCATAACTAAGATCAATTAAATTTAATTTGTCATTATAGTAGAATTTTACCATTTATTTGTAAATAACATCAAGCATTATTTTTTCAATTTTTTATAGTAAAACAATAGTTGCACTTGTTTTAGGTAGAGGATTGCGATAATATTTTGATAATCTTATTTTTTTCAATGACTCCGGCAGTTCCTTTATTGGGAGATGAAATAGATAACTTAATGTAAGATTTTTGATGTTTTTTGGTAAGATTCTAATTTCTTGATTAAACCAAAACCCCATATTCAATGTTTCTATAGTTGGAGGTAAGTTATCAATAGGGTGATTAAAATTATTATCGAAAATTAGATGTTTTAATCTATATGGTAAAAAGTCAACAGGTTGGTCAAAATAATGCCCAAATTTAATAACCTCTACTGAGTTAGGTAAATTATCTACTCTTTGATCAAACAATTTCCCAAAAATTATTTTTTTTATACCATAAGGCAAATTATCGATTGGCTTATTAAATTTATCCCCAAAAAATAATTCTTTAAGTTTTGTTGTAGGGTTAGAACTGTAAACATCGCTATTGAATTCATCTTCAAACATAAAAGATAAAATAGAATCTTGAAAATAATAAATTGAAATATCTATGCTATAGTCGAAAAGTATATACACATATTTTATTGTCTCTTTAATCTTAGGAGGTTTTTTTATTGGTAAATAAAAATAAATTGAATCATTTAATACTTTATGTGTCATATTATTTTATTATTTTATTATTTTATATTTTTTTTAGTCTTATTTTATTATATGTTCCCTAATAAAATATTTTTAACTTGCAAGGAAAAGAATAACATTACTAATAAAACGTGGAATAAATGTTTAAACAAATATCGTGAAATGTATAATGATTATCAAATAAAAATTTATGAAAATGAAGATATTTATAGACTTGTTAAAAAACATTTTCCTGAGCATTTAAAATTAATAAAGTCATTACAAAATGGTGGTAATATATCAGATACTTTTAGATATTTAATACTCTACCTTGAAGGGGGAATATACTCTGATTTAGATTGTTTGCCATTAAAGCATATCAATGCTCTTTTTAAAGATAAACATTTCCATGGTAACAATTATAATAAATTTTATATTTATCCTGGAGATATTCCATTAAATGATAATCGATGGGATTTTTACATAAATCCTTGTGATAACTGCAAACTAATGGGGAAACAAAATAATATACTTATATATGAATGTTTAGGTCATAACTATATTTTACCAACAACAAAAATAGTTATTTGCAAAGAATTTAGTGAAATATATCAACATACAAATAATTTGAATCAACTTTGCCAATGGTTCATTATAGCACAGCCTTATCAAAAAATTTTTCTAGATCTCTATCTACAGGCAATTGAAAATTTAAAAAAGAACATTGAAGATGTACTAGTTTGTACTGGTCCTAAAATGTTCACCAAAGTTATTAATAGTAGTGATGTCAAAGATTTAGTAGTATTACCTTGTGATTTTTTTTGTGCTGGATCAGGATGCAAGGTTCCAGTAACAAAAAACAGTTATATACATCACCAATTTACAAACTCTTGGATAATTAAAAAGAAAAATAAAAATAAAAATAAAAATAAAAAAACATAAAATTTATATAATATAATTTTGCTTATATTTTGTAATAGAGCTAGATAAAGATAGTGATTGATTATTTTTTTCTAAACTTATAGTGGAAGTATATTTACAATCTTGATAGGATAAACTACAAGGAAAAACACTTGTTAATTCTTCAACTGAATTTTGAAATTGAAAATAATAAATTGGAAATTCATTCATTATTATATCGGTGCAATTTGTAGTAAGATCTTCAACGGTAATAGTAATGTAAAATAGATTTTCCCCAACCATTTTTTTTAAACAATCTGGACTAAAAAATTGTTCTCTTTCAAGAGAAATTATTTTAATAACCTCTTGATATTTATCATTTTGATTACTTTTATAAATATTGTATTCTTCTAAGTATTCATATGTACAAAATATTTCTAACATTCTATAATCAGTATAAACTGTTAAATTGTTTTCATCAATTTTTATCCAATCCTCTTCTTCTTGACTCTCATCAATTTTCTTTATAAATTCCAAATTTATTGATCTACCATATGTTAATCCATTTTTAGTTTTTGCTTTTCCTTTATAATTTTTATTTAACATAAATTTTATAAAAATAAATAATTAATAAATTGCCGAATTAAACTAAATTTATTCTACAAAATTTTGACAAAATAAGATTTCTTATTTCTTCATTATCTATTTTATTAACATCTTTATAGTAATATATTTTTTTATCATTCAAAAAAAAATAATTTAATACAGGTGTTCCAGACTTATCTTCACCAATACCATATCTTGCAATTATACAAAAACTCTCAAAATAAATAACTAAATAACTAAATTTATAAGCATCCCATGTTATAGGTAATTTTAATGTATAATATGTTCTTACTTCATCATTTTTTTTACAGATATAATACATATGTTTTTCATTATTTGTTAAAAACTTGTTAACCTCATTCTTCATTTGATCATTATATATAAAACTTATTTCAACCGCATCACTCATAACTAGATTATAATGTTTTAATATAAGTGCACATTCTTTACATAAATAGGTATATTCACTTAAAAGAGATGTTAATTTATACATTTAGATATTAAATATTTAAAAAAAGAAAAAAATACGAAAATTTTTGATTCATATTTATTATGGGTAATTTATGTTCGATGGATGCTTGTTCAAAAATAAGAGAAAATTTACTATTTGAAGAAGAAAAAAAAATTGAAGAGATTGATTACTCTACAATTGCTATAAAAAAAAAGAAAAAGAAAAATAAAAAATTAGATACAATTTATGAGAACGCACCATTGAAAGATAGTTTATAATGCAATCTTCTCATATTTTTGTATTAATTCATCAGAAGGATAAGCAACATTCTTTTTCTTAAGAACAACCATACTATTATCGCTTGTTTTTTCTACAATTTCATAATAATTTAGTACTTCTTTATAATATGATCTCTTCAAAAAATCATCAAAAATAATAAAAGCATCTTTAGTGATATTATTAAAACATTTTAATGCACAAGCTACTCTAAATCTTCCATCAATTAAAACTAAATCAACAGTGTTAGCTTTAATCGTCTTTATTACATTACTATAAACCCAGCAGTCTTCTATTGGTATTTTACCTGGATATCCTTTATTTTTACGAGTGTTTAGATCTTTATAAATAATTCTTGCCTTTTCTTTATTTTGTATATTTTCACATACTTTTTTATACCAATCTGGATCACTTTCAACTGAGTACATTTTAACGATATTCTTTCTTATTGATGCTTGATATGTTGACCCTCCTGCACCATATTCAAAATAAACTTTGGCTTTGTCTAAATATTTATAAAACATTTGAAGATCGTTTTTTTTAAAATAAGGAATCATAATTAGTCATATATATTATTTTTGGCTAAGATATTTAACTAATTTTATGCAATTGTTTTTTTCTATGTTTGGTATTTCAATCAACTTACCTGACATCACATTATATATGTAAAATTGTTCAACATCTATATCCATCATTCCTTTGTAACACATTAGTTGCATCACCCAATTCAAATCAACTTTTTTTTCGTGACTCATTTTAATGTCAAATAATGCATTATCTTTCCAAAAATCTATTTCTCCGCATAATCCAGGGATAGCATAATGCTTATGAATAATTATATTATTCCCATTATTCAAAAATTTTGGATAATTTTTTATAACATTTTCACCCAATTCAATTATTTTTTCCAGCGGAACATTTATGTATAACATTTTTCTTCTATTGTTATTAACAATTTGAGAACATAATGATATGTTCCAAATATCTTGAATAATATCTATTGATTTTAAATTTATATTTTTATAATTGTTATAACTCTCCTCAAATTTATTTCTCCAATTCTTTGGTAAAAATGAATTTGGAAATACTCCAACATCTAATGGATTTAATCTATTTTTCTTGGCACTTTTTATAATTTTATCGATAATTAAAGTGATTTTTGAATCCAATTTATCCAATATATTTTTATTTTTAGTATTTATATATTCCTCTATAAAAGCTCGATTTTCTAAATAAATCTTATATGAAAAAATATCAATATGTATATTTGCTAAACAACATTGGCAAGAAAAGTTCCTAGGTTGTTCATTGTAATTGATTGCTAATTCTCTAGATAAGACGCAGTCTACAAATATTCCAATGTCTGCTAATAAATTTTGATCATATATGAATTTAGGCAAACTTATAGCATTATGAACATCATAAAAATTAACTTCATTAATTTGAGGTAATATATTTTTCTTTCTTAAATAAGTTATATCTTCAATTTGTAAATTTTCTATTTTTTCTACAACTCCATTCTTCTTTGAAATATGTTCATCATTACTTATTTCTATAAATTCTTTTCTATATCCAATGAAATTTATAATACTCAAAGGAAGTTCTCCAATAAACCTACTTACTTTTCTTGATTTTCCTACTGGAGTAAAAGTATAATATAAAAATTTACGAGCTCTCGTTGTTGCCACATAAAAAAGTCTTCTAGCCTCCTCTATTTTATCCAATTCTTTCTCCGCAGGGAATAATTCATCATTCATTCCAATTACAAAAACGACATCCCATTCTAGTCCTTTACTCTTATGAATTGTGCACATTGTAACTTTTCCTTTTCTTATTCCAGATATCCCAACTTCATTTTTATTATCAAGAATATTAATCGGTAAATTATTTTGGAGTGCTTTTTCCTCTAATTTATATAGCATTTGATTGATTGGGCATAAGACACACATTTCTTCATAAGGAATATTTTTACGTAATTGATAAATTTTACTTAAAATGAAATCTGCTTGACTATCTTGATCTTCAAAAAATCGAACTTCTGGTTTTTCCCCACTGTAATTGCTTTGTGGAACCATTTTTTTAGGAATACAATATTGAGCTTTTTGAATACTTTCATTCGCAACTTCAACAATCTCTTTTGTACTTCTAAAATTATTTGTTAAAAAATGTTGTTCGCTATTTTCAAATAATTTTGTGAAATTTATAATATATTTAACATCTGATCCTCTAAAAGTGTAAATATTTTGTGCATCATCTCCTACTCCAATCACAATTATATTATTCTTATAAAATTCATTTATAATTTCAAATTGCAATTGATTAATATCTTGAAATTCATCTACAAATAAATATTTCTTACTGGAAAAAAACATCTTCCTTTTGTCATTATTTCTTAAAAAATTAAGAAAATGAACAGCGTACTCTCCAACATTTTGCATACCTTCTTCCAATGCATCATAATTTCTCAAAAAATACAAACTTAGGCTATCCATTGTTCCAACATAAACCCCATTCTCTTTACCTAATTTCTTATCCAATTTCTTTGTCATATCTTTTGCAGCATCCCTAGTGAATGTTGTTAGAATTATTGAAGTTGGATGAATAGTTTTCACAAGATTGGATATTCTATTTATTAATGTCGTTGTTTTACCACTACCAGCACAAGCAATAATCGATAAATTTGAATTAAAAGGGGCATTTATCACTTTTAATTGTTGACTAGTTGGAGTATGACTTCCAATTGGAGAAGCTGGATTTTTCAACTCACTTTTTACTTCGAAATAATCAGATAATAATTTCATAATATAATTCATCAAATTATTTTTAACCTCGTGACACATCCCATACAATCTCATCTTTATATTTTGGAAAAACTGGATCAGGAGATATCTTAAAACAGGTATAAAATAAATTTTTAATTTTATTATTATAGGATAATCCTTTCATATATTCATCATAAATATCAAGTTGTTTGTATTTTTCATTTTTCAATTCATTATAAATATAATTTATTTTGGCAGTATGATCATGAGTACGATGAATATATTGTAATTTCATTTTATAATAGGTCTCTGCTAAATTATTTATATATTCATCAATAGTTTCTCCTGGAATTACAATATCCTCTGGAAAAAATTCTTTTAATATAATTTCTAAAAAATCTCTTGTTACTTCTTCGTTTGTAATTTTCTTTTTTGGAATGCAAAATCTAATGTTTTTAATCCACTCTAAAAAACCACAAGATATATCTCTATAAAAAATTACATAAAATGGTAGATTTTTATTTATATAGCAAATATTTAAAAAATGATAATTGATAAAATATTCATCAACTCCATATTCTAATCTACCATTAAACGCTCTTTTTTCAAAATCAATTTTTAAATATTTTCTTAATGTATCATCATAATCTTTGTCGTGTTTTAATAAACAATTATTTAAAAAATTTATGAAAATATTACGGTCCTGTGATTTTCTTTGTAATATTAAACTACTTATTATAGAAAAATTTTTCAAATCGTGATTCATCGCGTAGATCCTCTCTGATAAATAATAACAAGGTCTTGACCAAAATAATAATTCAGGTGTATCACTTTTCATTTCTTTAATATATTTGTTAATAATCATTCTAGCATTAAAATAATTATTCTCAAGGTCAATAACTGCTACTGTATCCCACTTATTATCAAAATTACTAAAATTAAATAGAGATATATATCTCATCAAAGTACCAAAAAAACCATAATGACATCTCCTTTCTTTATCATAAAATTGATCGAAATGATAATAAATTATTTCAACATTTTTATTTTTTAAATGTCTTTCACAATGCATAATTGATGTACTATCACAAAATATCCTTATATTAAAATCCCCTGATCTTTTTACGATTGTATTCAAACCATTAATATAAGAATTTCTCTTTTCTTCATATTCTGCTACCATTTCTAGCAAACTTATATTTTTTTGATTAGCATATACTTCGTCGATATCATTAATAGTAAAAAGAGAAACTGAAATTAAATTTGGAAATTTTTTATAGCATATATTCTTATAAATATAAAAATTATATTTGCAATCACCCCAGGAGCCTTTGATTATCGATTCTTTATAACTTTCAGGATTTATATTTTGAGAAATTATACTAGACATATAATACTAATGTTATAAATAAATTATCTTTAATATGATTATGATTTACCACAACATCCTTTTCTAGGAAGATTCATTTTGTTATATGAATTTTCCATAGCAATACCTCTACCATAGATCATTGTTTTATCTCGCAAATCAATTGGCGATGGTTTTATTTCAGGATCTTTCTTTGGGATAACCGGAGATGGTTTTATTTCTATCTTTTTTTCAACATGCACAAGCTTGTTTGGTTTAATAAGTTCTGGATTGGACTGGGGGGCACTATTTAAAATTTTATTTTTAACAATATTTGCAGGAGGAATCTGATCTCTTTTCACGGCATTCACAGGAGGAATTGGAGTAGTCGCTGTTTCGAGATTTTTAATATCTTGAGCAGTTAACTGGATAGGAGCTCTTGCTCCTCCACATCCACATCCTCTTGGGGCAATTGGACCTCGACGATCATGAGTAATATACGAAACCATTTTATAATCTTATAATATATTTAAAAAAAATAGATAATATTAAATTAAATGGTTGTTGACACTAAATATTATGACATTTTAGAAATAAAACCGAGTGCTAGTGACAATGAAATAAAAAAAGCTTATAAAAAAATGGCTCTAAAATGGCACCCTGATAAAAATGCCGAGAAAAAGGAGGAAGCCGAGATTAAATTCAAACAAATCGCTGAGGCATATTCTATTTTAAGTAATAAGGAAAAAAGAGAATTTTATGATAGGCATGGGACTCCAGATAGTGATCAAAATGATAATGATTTTTTTCAAAGAGGAAGAGGTCCGCGAACACAAACATACACAAGAACTTGGTCCACCAGAAGTGGAGGAGGTCCAGGAAATATTTTTCATAATTTTTTCGATCAAGATAATCCATTTGACAATAATTTTTTTAACGGTGGTGGAACACCTTATCCCAATAGTGGTAGTAGTAATAAAAGTTTTGCAGAAGAAATGAAGAGAAATAGTGTCCAACATTTTGATGTTAAAGTTGGATTGGAAGAATTATTTAATGGTACTCATAAGAAATTTAAGATAAAGTCAAAAATATTCAAAAATGTTAATGAAACATTAATTCAAGAGAAAACGCTTGAATTTAATGTAAAACCTGGATGGAAAGATGGGACTAAAATAACTTTTGAAAAATCAGGTGACCAAGAACATCCTTCAATGTTTCAAAATGATATTCAATTCACTATATCAACTAAGGAACATCCATACTTTACAAGAGATGGTAATGATTTAAAATATACTGCTAAAATCTCGATAAAAGATTCTTTGTGCGGTGGAAAAATAGAAATAGATCATCTTGATGGTAAAAAGTTAAGGATTCAATTGAGAGGAATTACTACTCCCAGTTCATTAAAAATTCTTCAAAATGAAGGAATGCCAATTAAGGGAAATATGAATGAGAGGGGAAATTTAGTTATAACATTTGAAGTAGAATTCCCCGAGTATTTGGAACCTGATGTAGTTAAACAATTGGAAAAATTATTATAATTGATAATAATAATGGAATATAGAAGTGAAAATGGGTATTTTTATAGTATGATTGGAGGAAAATATGGAAGAATTCCTAGTAAAAGTTTCCCACCAAAGGTAGGAGAT